AAGAGATGGCTCTACTATGTTATGCATCCAAGCTTTAATACGCCTGGTACCAAACTCATCAAGAGCTAACATACCTCTATAAGTTTCGTGTTCCTCACCAGTGGCGCCTTGCATAGAGCTAGAAATTCCAGAGAGATACTCCATATCTCCTTTGCCTTCCTGGGTAATCCCAAAGAAAGCATTATTCAGAGGTAAGGGCTGTACTGCGGTAGGTGGAGCAAATCCCTGCCTATATTTGAGCAAGGCACCTGGAGAGGAAGAATATTGTTCCCACTCATCCTCTGGGACTGACCCTTCTTCATATAACCATCTAAGGTTAGATGATAGGTTTGCATTATGAATGAGGATTTGATGGGATTTATTAATTTCTTGCTGTTTTCCAACTAAGGGAGTAACAGCACTCATCGCATAAGGAGTCCCAGTATATAGATAAGGAATGGGAACTATAGGATAATCTTTTATAGGGAGAACAAACTCATAAAGAAATGTATCTCCAGCCACACACCTAACCTGAACTCTGTCTTCAAAGAATGGAATAGCATCTACGACTGAACCAGTAAAAACAGGGTCTTGACTTCTTAGGTCAAACTCCTCTCTTGTCATAATTGTATTTTCTATGCTGGCTATTTCCTCAGCAGCTTTTGCTCTTAATTGCTGTGCATACATCTCAGTCTCTGCTAGAGCATTTTTCTCAGCTTTCTCTATCTCAAGGGCAGCTCTCTCTTCAATAACCTCACCATTCATGAGAGCTTCTTCCATAGATGCTTTTAACTCGGCAACTTCTACAGCCTTCTCTCTACTAAATTGTTCTACATCATCTGCAATCTTTTCTTCAATAGCCTGCATCTGAGCTCTTGAGGGTTTTGCTTTAATAAAGACATTTACAAATTCTTCCTTAGTCTTCATATAACACTCATAAAAATCTATGACTATATCTTCCTCACCAGTATCAGGTTTGTAGGAATCAGCCCCCAAATCAAGATGCTGTATATGCTCAGCAGAACTAAAATCTCTGTCAAAATATTCTTGTATCCCTACCGTTGCATTAACAGGATTAGCTTTCTTAACCTTCGATGCATAATCAGGAATCAATGCTTTTAACTGTTCTTTGGGAAGGTCTTTCTTAACAATTATATAAGAAGCGTCCCTAAGTAAGAAGTCTCTGGACATGGGGTCTGGGTAAACATCAAACGGATCAACCCTCTTAAATACAACTTCTCCCATTCCCTTATCCATATCTGGGTCAACATCCATCATGAAATAACCCGTAGATTTAGTAAGGGAATCTAGGATAACATTAGCAAAAACTGACTTTCCATTACTAAGATTCCAGCAATAATCCATAAGATCAGCATGTACAGAGGAAACATCTATATCTGATTCTTCTGCTCCCACAGCCTGCCATCTTGGGTTTCCTGCAGTTACAAAGAACTTCATAGTCTCAATAACAGGAGTAATTCTATTAATAATGAAGGTAGGCATACCAGCAGCTTCTAGCTGATCCCTCTCATCATTACTTATCTGTTCTCCTAAATAGAAATCATATCCTTGCTGGTTAATAGCTCTCCACTTGGACCTAGAAGCCCCATCAGCCTTCTGCCACAAATCAACAACTATTCCAGCCTTCTTCTTATTGCTTGTTCTAGCCATTATCTTCTCCTCGCATCGCTAATTGCTTTAATATAAGTTACTCTTTCTTCTTCAGGAGAAGTAGAAGCCCACCTATTTACAAACTCAGTTGGCATAGTATCGGAATGTATCCCACCTCTACTTGGAGATTTTTTAGCTTTTACTTTTAAATCTGTATAAAGTGCGCTAAACCCCTCACTCTCATTAGGAAAAATAACAAAACCAGACTTATCTAACGTAACATGATTTCCATATCTATCTTTCGCTACTTGTTCTGCTGTTTTCGTAACTTTTTTAGTATCCTTATTTACTACATCACTTGCCCTTAAATTGCCAGGATTATTATTTCTCTGAGCTCTCGTTTTTTTACTACCTTCTTTATAATAACCTTCCTGTATAGCAATCGCCTTACCTAATCTTTCCGCACTCTCAAGACCAAGAAAATTACTCATCTTTATCCAAGATGGATGATAATTAAACATACTCTCCTGTATATTCTTAATCCCTTGGTCATTTCTTCTCATTCTTTGTTCTTCTGTCTCGGCTGGCATAAGACCAACACCTAAAGGATCATCAGCTTTACTAACTCCCTTCTGATATGTCTTGGATGATAAAAGTTTTGCTCTACTAGGAACAGCCATTAGAATCTCTTCTTAAATTTTATCCCATACATGGGATTGTTTTCATACTTTAACTCGCCACCTGGGCTATACTCACTAACTGGCTCAATATCCGTAGGCACTCTCTGATTAAATCTTCCAATAGAAATTTCTGATCCACCACCCATAGGAAAATTCAACTTCTTTCCAAGTAACGATTGGAGAGTATCCTTTGGTTGATCTGAATAACTCTTAAATCTAGGTACTTGCATAAACTTGGGAGCCTTCCATTTAGACCTATACTGCAAGTCCCAATAGTCCCTTTTGCCACCAGGGTTTGCACTTGATCTAAGAGTATGTGTTAAGGAATCGTACTTTTCACTCATTGGACCAATGATCCCATTGTGTTTCTTTAGGTGAGCCTTCGAGGGTCCCCATAGGCTTTTTAGTCGTTCCCCAATCTGGTTCAGGGTTAGGCCTGTTTTTACTATATACCATACCCTCTTCTTCAGACCATGAAAAAGGTCTGTAAAAGTTCCCAGCATCATCACTGCCGTATTGAAATCCTTCTAATTCTTTATCATATCTTACTTGGCTTGACCTGTATGTATCGTGACTAACACCAGTATCATGAATAAATTCATGAGCCATGGATTGACGTACTTGACCTGTGGGTCTCCCCATGGCAACATACACTGTATCTGGTTCAGTATTAAATAATCTAGACAAAAAAGTCTGAGGAGGTTTGTTCCACCCTACTTGTCTATGTTCTCCAAGAATAGCATATTCATCAACATCTTTCCCGTAACTCTCAGAACGTATAGTTTCAGAAGCTGGAATTTCTGGGTCTTCAACACCATAAGCAACCAATTTTCCCGACCTGAGGCGTTTTAATGACTTCTTTATGTTTCTTTCAGCTCTACCTCTACCCTTTCCAGCTAAATTATAGACAGCATCTGTTAAATCACCCGATCTACTTTCAATCATATCAGCATAAGAAGCACCTGGAATACGAGAAGCTGGCCTTCCATACCACTTCACATCAGATTCGAGGACATCCCCTACCTTTTTATCTACTATTTTCCTTAAATATTTTTCTCCAGCCATAACTATGCCACTATCCAAGATTTTGCTTTACGTTTAGGTTTAAACCAGCCTGTTTTCTCCTTATTTCGCTTCATAGAAGGTGGGAAAGCGTGCACATTTGCATAATAAAGTGTCTCAATGGTGTCATCGTGAGCCATTCTTGGGCCAAATGTAAGAATTTCATGCTCTAAATCAAAGTGATTGGACCTAATATGGACAGTTCCCATTGAAAATCTACCTGATAATCCGCTATATATACGATTTCTCTTCTGTGTTCCACCTGGCTTCTCAGGAATTACCGCTATATCAAAGCGATTTAACCTTCTTCTTTCATCATTCATAGCCTGGAAGATTGACCTATTCATCGCAACGTCTTCCACGGTGGCACTAGTACAATGATACTTATCATATAACTCTACAATGAAATCTACAACACCTTTTTTCCCTAAAATCTCTCCATTAAGTGATTTTGAACCCACCGTTGGGATACTTCTGTGTCTTTCGTATTCGAGGACGTGTAAGTTATTATCTGGACAAATACCCACAACCATAATGACACTAAAATCAGATTCTTTAGTATCAATGTCAGTAGCAGGGTCACACCCGATAAATGTATTGATAGGCACTTCTTCTCCGTCCTGTATAAGATAGTTAAACCCATCACGGTGTTCGTAATATCCTTCCCACTTTTTGATATGTTCTCTACGCCACATCGCATCTTCTTCACTCATCACCTCCATCATATATTCTTGAAAGAACTTTGACGCCTGTCCAGAATCACGGTAGAACTTCTTCTTCTCTGCCAGCTTCTTCTTTCCAAAGAAACTTGGCCACAAGGGATTCCCGTCTGGGTCTAACGCCTTGTGAGTGATAACGTGCCAGCTAAACTTTTTACCTTCTTTTTTAGCAATCGAAAAGTTTCTGAGAAGGTTATTAATGAATGAATCGTGATGTACAGGAGTCCCATTAACACGTAACCTACCAGTATGAGGCTCAAGAGCAGGATAAACAACAGCTGTGACAAGATTGGCGTTTTTAGCACGCGCTTCGGGAGTAATGGTATTTGCTTCATGTTCAAAGTCATCCAATATAATTAAGTCGTATCTCTTGTGAAGTTTCGCTCCACCACGTATTCCAGCAACATTGCTCTTAGAAATTAGCTTACATCCATTTCTTAGTTCAATGTCTTCTTCTGTCCATTTAGGACCTTTTAGATTTCCAAAATAGTATTTTATCTTCTCATTAAATTCAAGATGGTGTTTAATATAATCCATATTACCAACAGCAAGTTTCTGAGTGGCAGAAACCCATCCATAAAAAAGAAGCTCTGGAGCGAAAACGAAATCTTTTATAATACTACATTTAGTGAGGACAGTCTTCCCATGTCCCCTCGGTACAATGATAGCTAACTGCTTAGTTTCTAAGTCGTCAGTAGAATCAGCTACCTCATAATGAAAAGCAGG